GGTTTATGGCACTTGGCGACCCAATTGTCTTGAAAGACTATGCAGCTGCCGATCATAACTTTGATAAGCAGTCGCAAGCCATCCTAAAGGATGGCACTGTACAGTCGACGTATGTCGACCGTGTCTCAACTCCTACTGAACCTACTACCCTTGTTATTAAGCAAAAGGTAGATGGTAAAGGATCGAGCAGAGTACGTCGTGTCCTAGTTCAAATAACTGCGGTCACGATTTCCTCTACAACTGGTCTTCCAAGCCAGTGGACACAGAATTTTTCGTTCGTGTACCCACTGAACGGAGTCATCAGTGACACTAAAGTAAGAGACTCTGTAGCATGGCTAGGAGACTTACTCGGTGGCACTGTTACCGTTGACACGACTCGCTTAGGCTACCTCTTACAGGGGCAGAACTAAGTCCCGGAAAGGGAAGGATCCATGAAAAGATCCTCAAGAACGTGTTTTATCTGCGGGTCTGATCATAACATGACCAGTGCGCATGTGGATAATGGTCTGCATGTACATAAGAAGAGGAGAACATATCATGTCCCATTCTTACACCATTTACGTGGACCGCTTATCTGGCTTATTAAGGCCGCGGTTCGTAGTTGGGGACCCATCACTCTTATGCTCGGCCGAGAAGGACTTCGAGTATTGCTCGAAGCGCTTCAAAGGCGAGGGCATTAGGTTTCTCACAGTTACCTTGCCTGAATTACGCAAGGCCATTGATCTATCGTTTCAAACCGGTAGATTAGAGACGCCTATGTCTTTTCGTAGATTTAAAGACACGAGTTTACCCGTGTTCCTCCACAGTCATTTCGTGGAGATCTACGAAGATGATGGTACCTTTCGTCTGTTTCCCAACATAGTCTCGATCGACCATGTGAGGCAAGTCTGTGAAGCGTTTTATAAGTTGCAGATTCCCTATAGTAAGCCTTTAGAAGCTGAAACTATAGAGAAGTTCGTACAAAACGAACGTTCTATAACTGCATATCTTAGCGACTCTGTTGCGTTGTGGGGAAGTGCAAGCCATCGTAGCTTGCTTTCTGGTGCAGCAATGCTTTGTCGTGACGTCTTCACAGGTTTAGATCCTAAGGATATCATCCCTGGAAATGGACCTGGCAAATTAGCCACGGGAGAACTCGGTGATGCAAAGTGGATACCAACCACGCGTGTTGCTGAGGTTGATCGTGTCTATCCGGCTTGGAAGTACGTCTTCCATACCCCGAACATGCTCGTAGATCTGAAGGACGATTACCTAGGCCTTAAGAAAATCCCAAGTGGAGTTTCCAAGGTAAAGTTAGTTCCTAAGGATTCTAGAGGCCCTCGCATTATCA